TACCATTTGAGTTATCACTTAGATCAAATGTATAACTGTTACCAGCATACACTGTCCAAGAAGGAGTCATTACTGCTCCGTTACCATCGTTAAGATCTATAAAGTAACGATACTCAGTAACAGCAGTATTAATATTATATGCTACAGAAGGTGCAGCATCTCTTACAAGAGTAAATCCATCTTGGAAACCAAATGTATCACAAACAATATATGAAATATTATTGTTGGCATTGGTTTTAACTTTTTGAACTTTAACTGGAGTACCAGCAGAAGTAATTGATGAAATTGTTATCGTGATGTTATCAGCAGGAGTTGTTCCACCAACAGATGCACCTGGTAGTGTAACTGTATCATTCACTGCATAGAAGTAACCTTCAGATCCTGTGGTAACAGTTGCAGATAACACATCACCTTGTGCGTCTCTAGTAACATCAAACGTTGCACTACTACCATTTCCAGATGTTTGACTAGGTGCTACTGCAGTATAATTTTGATTTGCTCCTCCAGCTACAGTTGTTGATGATGCAATCGTGCTTGCAAGTATTCCACCACCCGCATCTCTAACTAAATCTCCTACACTAAATGTATTAGCTGGAAGAGATGTGCTTGTAAATACAATCTTATCAACCTGTAAGTTAGTAACAGCATATACTTCTGGTTGTACAAGATCAAATGCACTTACATTTAAGACATCTCCTATTGTATAACCATTACCACCATCTACTATGGTTATTTCACTAGCAAAACCTAGAGTTCCAACAGTATATTGGAATCCACTACCACTACCATACTCAGGTTCAAAGTTAACAACCATTGCACCAGGTAAGGTTGGTAGAATTGATATTTCTACAGTTGTAGCATCTATAACTTGTGTAACTGTAGATCCAGCAATAATTTCACCATTACCGCTTTGTTTTACTACAACCATTCCAGCAACAATACCAGCACTACTTGGAACTGTTAAGTAAGTTTGATTTTGGTTAACAACCTTTATATCTGCCTGACCTGGTTGTGTAGGTCCTGCAGACATCGTAAACTGTGTTGCACTATCAACACTAGCAACAGTAACATTAGCAGGAATTTGTGCTGTGTTATTAATATTCTGAATTAACTCAACACCATCTCCTACTTCAACACCTACTGTACTAGCAACAGTAACCTGTGGACTTCCTGCCTCAATAGTATCAACACTAATTGCAAGGTCGTTACCACCAGAACCTGGTTGAGCACCAGCAGCACCACCAAGTTGATTACCTGGTATATACAGTGTATCGCCTGGTAAGTACCCTTGACCCCCATCAACGATGGTTACAGCATTATATGAATTATTTCCTCCTGCAAATATAACCTCGACATTAACACGCAATCCTGTACCAGCAGAACTTATGTTTTGAACTGTAATATTATTATATGTGTTAGCACCACCCGCTGCGATACCGCTATATTGTAATGCTGTTACACCAGCGTTAGAGTTGAATGTAACACCTAAAAATTCAATTTCTCCTCTGGCATATGTTGAAACATTATTGACTGCAGTAGCAAGACTTAATATTTCACCAGTTTGATATCCACTACCAAATGCAGATATTTTATCTAGTGCAGCAATCGCACCAAAGTTACCACCAAGAGTAATCTGTAAACCAGAACCTAATGTTGCAGCATCTGCACCGTTTACATCATATAAATCTGCTGCAGCAATACTGATTACATCACCTACTTGATAGTTTCCATCGCCAGGTGCGTTAACAATAAACTCAGATACTGTACCACCAATAGTATCAACAACTAATTGGAATCCATTCTGCTGTGAATTTGGATCAGTAAGAGTTAATGCACCACCCTGATTGGGGTGAACACTACATCCATAATATACAGTTAAATTATTAGGGTTGGATGGGACTGCAAATGTTATTACCTTTGTTGATGCAGCAAAAAAACCAGCAAGGAAGTTTGCTCCAGTTACAGTAACACCATCTAGTTCATATGTAACACCATCTGCAGCATCTAGAATAGTACTAGAATCATCTTGTGTAGTAGATATAAAAATTGGGTGCTGATTGTTTGTACTATCACTACAATCAAAGATATATGTTTTTCCTTTTAATAAGTTAAAATCTCCACCTAAAAATCCATCTATAAAATATTTGTTACCTAAAGAAGATTTAACTATAAATGTTTGAGTTCCTACTTGAGGAATACCTCCTGTTAATACATCTCCTACAGTATAATTTGATGTAACAGATACAAATTCACTACTAGAAACTCCTCCAAATGGTTGTACTCCTCCATTCTGTACGTTGAGGTTAACCAACATACCAGTTCCATTACCACCTGATAGTGGAATACTCTTCCATACACCATTAGGATAGTTTGAACCAGATGTAACAGTAGCAGCAAATGCAGATACAACTACATCAGCAGTCATCTGTTGACCATTACCACCTGTTACGTTGAGGTTTGTGTATGAGCCAGGATTATAGTTAATACCACCGTTTGTAATCTGACCAGATATCTGATCAACAGTAAAGTCAATAGTAGCACCAGTACCACTACCATTACTAATAACAGGAATGTTTAAGTAAACGCCAGGTGTATATCCACTACCTGTTTGAGTTATACTTCCACCAAATCCATCTACTGTTACACCTACAGTTGCACCATCACCAGTACCACCAATAGCAGGAATAGATGTGTAAGTTCCTCCATCATAATTAGAACCAGGATCTGTAATAGAGATACCTAATGTGTCAAGACTGTTTTTCTCAATTAAAAAATCTCTATAATATTTGACACTTGAAGCAGCAAGATCCGATAATTTCTTTCCTGCACTAGCAAAACCTAGTACACCTGTACCATTGCGATATATTCCAAGCGAAACATCATTTACAAATGCTAAACTGGGAGCAGATACTAATCCATCTCCTAGTTTTAAGTTACCTGTTGAAAGGTCAGAACCTCCAGCAGTAACCGTAAATATCTGCTGACCGATTTCGTTTATCTTGACCCTTTGTTGTTCAAAGGTATCAGTACGTGCTACATTAACTGCTGGCATTTTGGATTAACTCTCTTAATAAGGACTTAAGCTCAGAGACTTCATTCTTCAACTTATTTATGTCATCCAATGCGGAACTCAGTTGTTTTGATTTGCGTCTAGACTCTATGGCAGAATCATCGAGATTGATGATAGCACCAGTGTTTTGGTCTCTTACTAGACCATCATGTCCAGAAACTTTTACAAATTCCATATGCGGAAATTAGAACGCAGCGACTGCTCTTATATCTTGAACTTTAGGAACAAATGCAGGATCTGATCCAGACATCACAATCTTGATAGCAAATGATGAATATTCTGGAAGATCTGAAACGCTATACTTTAGATCTTGGTAAGAAGATTGCTTCTCTACGATACCTGATATTGTATTCTCACTTGTTGCTATTTCAAATGCATCTGGTTCACCTGATGTATTGAAGTATATCCAATCAATATCTTCAAAGTTCTCTTGACTAGATGCTTTCTTATATTTAAAGAACACTGTAAGATCACCAATGTCTTTAACATTTGCTAGTAAGTGTACATCAATAGCAGTTGCTGGATTTGTAATAGTAACTTCTTTAGTTACATACTTAGCAATAGCAGAACCATTCTTAGATGTATCCTCAGCAACAAAGTCCAAACCACTTGTGTACATTACTTTTCCAACCTCAAGATATGCATTCTCTTCATCTGGTTGATTTGGATATTTAACAAAATCACCAACACGGAAAATGTCTGCAAGTTGATCTGTAGTAACTGCGTTTCTATTAAAGAGAACGTTATCAATTATTCTGCCAGTAAAGTCATCATTTATTGGTTGTACATCATTTCTCAAAGTTAACTGTTGAGTTTGAGTATTCCATATAGTTGTCTTACCAGTGATTATATTGTCATAAGTTTCATTTAATATGTTTGGATTACGTGCCACAATAGTAGCAGCATCGTCAATAGAAGCAAATACCTGTGATGGGTTTGAATCTACAGTAACATTTGTAAGACCTAACTGATTTCCTAGTGTTACTGTCTCTCCTTTTTGGAAGAACTGACTTGTCTTAACTCTAACATATACAACCTGACCATTGACTCTAGCAATAGTACCAGTTGTTTTTGTAGTTACACCTTTAATTGTTTGATTTGCTTGTAATTGTGTACCACCATTTCCTGCAAGATTAAATTGATATACAGGATAGAACTCAATAATTTGATCTCTTCTACCAAATCTATCTTCTTGTCCAGTAGCATTTTCAACTCTGTTTGTTACTGTTTTTACAGTAGCACTTGACAAATCTATTATTGGACTTAAATGAGACACACTAGACGATAGAGACATTTTATAAGTAAGTGACTCAGATACATTGTTCAAAGTTTCATTGATACTAGATGCAATGAATTTTTGATTAGTAAAGTAGTGTGGTTCATTCAAGAATGTTTTTTCATAACTTGATTGTGCGTATGATGTGTAATTTACAGATCCAGAATCTACAGGAACTACATTAGTTGTCTTAACCTCTGTTTTTAAAGTTGTACCTGTAAATGATAAGTATGATACTTGTGGATATAATGTTTCAAACTTTCTATTGAAAGTAGCATATACCGTATCTCCACCACCAATAGCATTACCAGCAGCTTGAGAACTTGACTGTATGTTATATGTGTCAACACCAGAGTTACTTACTTGGAATAATGTGCTGTTCAAAATAGATGCAGTCACACCACCAATTTCTTTAGCAGTTCTATAGAACACATAAGAATTTCCAGTAGTCTCAAATCCATGATCTCTATGATTTACTTTAACAATAGAATTGTTATTTTTGAATAACTTAGAAGTTGAGTTAGTGTTAGCACTAGCGTTTGTTTCAAATGGATTTGCTTCTAAAAGTTCATACCCAAGATCTTCATTCTTGACTACAAGTTCTGCTGGTCTAGATGTATTAAACTCTGCACGATACATTGTAAACTTAAGATCCTCGAAGATATCCTCAGTCCAACTTTCGGTATTCTGGGAACGGTATACCGAACCTAAACCTGGTTGAGTTGTGATAACCGTACTTGTTGCTATGTCGGTTTCCCCTAACTTAGATGACCATAATTCATAATCAATAGAATCTGTCTCAATTACAAGAGCATACTCTGTATCATTTTGTAGGTACACTGGATAATCAAATCCAAAATGAGTAGGAGTTGTTGATTGTGTAACACCCTCTGTATCAACCGCTACACCCATTCTAACTGCTGGTGTATCTATTTCTATAGATGTTACTATTTCACATCCTCCAGCACCATTTCCGACGCCTTTCACAACAACTGATGGTGCTTCTGTATATCCAAAACCTGATAATGACACTTCAGCATTGTATATTTGTCCATTAGAAACTTCAATACTTGCTGTAGCAGTAGATCCGCCAGGTAATTGTGGACTCTCTATTGTTAGAATTGCACTGTCGTAATTTTGACCAGGATTTGTAACTCTAACACCTGATAATTTACCACTATCTTTTGCGATAGCAAGAACAAAATCTGTACCATCTGTTGCATTAGCAAGAGTTACAGAAGGGACAATCAAATCTTCATTTGGTAAGAATGATTTACCATTATGATTACTAAGAACAACAGTATAACATTGTTCATTTGTAAGACTATATCTACCAGATGCAGTAGCAACTAATTCAACATTGTTCTTGTCAAATACTTTAAGTATAGGACCTGAAGCAGTAGAAGATGCACCAGTTACATTTTCTCCTTTTACTATAGACATATTGCCACTAGCAAAACACTTGAGGAATGTATTTGGTGTTAATGTTTTTTCACTACCAGGTACAATATTTTTCGCTGGTTTTTCTGCATCTACATTTGTGATGTATGTTTTAATAGGAATTGTTGCACTCTTCTTATTGAAGTACAAATCAACACCAGTTATAAAACAACCACCATCTAAGTTCTCTACTTTGAATGTTTGTGCAAGAGGATTAGGTCTTACAGGATTGTCAGTATTACTTTCAATTAACTGAACACCCTCATTAGATTTAAAGATAGAAGGTTTTGTAGATACAATACTAGATGGATTCTCAGGAAGAATACCTGTAGCATAATACTTAACTTCTGTGTAACTATCTACATCTGTTTTTAATGCATTAGTAGGACTAGATGTAAATCTAAATGTTAAAGTTCCTACAGTAAAGTTCAATGCCTCTGCTGATGCATCATATCCAACAGTATCAATATCTCCACCCCATATAGCATTTTCATTAGGAGGTGATCCTGCTGGTAATATAATCAAACCACTAGCATTACCATATTCATCTGTAGTAATAGAACCATTAAATGCTGACAAAGAGTTTCCTGCAATACCAGTATATCTAAGGTCAGGATTAACCCAACGACTAATATCTCTACCTTCTAAGAAAACATATAATCTTGTATTGGGTTTCATCCTACCAACTTTAAATTTGATAGGTACACTTCTTGCAAAGAATGATAATGATGTAGAAACAACACTATCACCCACAGATTTGGTTTGTAATCCTTTACCTACTTCGTTATTTTGAGGACTGATATTAGAAGAACTTCCAACAGATGCAGTCTGTACAGATGTATTAGCAACTTGTGTATTAACTTCTCCTAATGAGTTGATAGCAGTAAATGATGAAGTAGCACCTACCCAGTTAATAACAAATGAATTATGTAAACTAGAAAAACTTTCTTTTACACTTTCTTTTGCTAAGAATATATTGAATAGATCTGTATTTGTATCTACAACAACTGGTTCTATACTTGAATCATACCACTGATCTATTGATGGGGATATGTCACTATCACCAACATATTGTAGTACAACAAATGGATTCGGATTTACTGTAGATGATGCAAAATTGTTACTTAATAAAGACAGTGGAGAGTATGGTAATGTAACCATATGTCCTGTCTTCTTATATCCAGAAACTGCTCTTTGATCTTCTCTTGTATTAACTTCTACTAATCCTATAGAATCTTCTTTAGATTGTGGACGTAGTACAGATTGTTGAGCATCAACAGCACAACGATAATCTAATGACTTAAGATTACCAACTTTATGTGCTTCAAAATTATCAACAACAAAACCAGACTTGAATCTGTCTAGACCAATCTCATCCTTAACTTGCATGTTAAGTGCTTGCTGTTCTAGTATGCTAAGTGTTGTGTAATATTCTAGTCTTTCAATACGCTTCTCTAACTTACCGATATCACGCATTGTGTAACGACGATTATCTACAGGAGTAATTCTTACATCTTTACTTGTCTTAGTAAATGCAGGAATATATGCGTAGAACAATGGCACCGCATCTTCTATTGGATCTGGTTTGGTTGGGTTGAGAGATGAGTTACCTTCATTAACTACAAAATTACCTTTCTTATCTAAGAAGATACCATCAATACGATCCAAGTATTGAACTTGACTGAATGAGAATGTATATTCTAAATTCTTATCAGGAGCAGGACTACTTGCAACAATAGCACCAGCACCAGAGAATGATCCCTCTGTTCTTTCTAATGTAGATGTATCAAGGAAACCTGGTATAATAGCAGTACTATCAACCTTAGGTCTAAAGTCAATTACATTCTTGAGTTCTGTAATACCAAGAACAGATGAGTCAAATGTTGGAATCTCATCTTCTGAAACTCCTGCCTCATGTAAGTAACTATCAATAGTACAGAAATCTCCTTGTGAGTGTTCAAAGTAATCAAAAGAAATAACAAGTTGTCCAGTTGTTTCTTCAAAACCTGGTTTTAAAACAATACGTGATACGTCATATATTGTATCTCTCTGTCCACTATCGAATGTATATCTTGATGTTACATCAGTACCAGAAATTATATTACCAGCAGTATCAATCTCAGGAGGTTGTGATGATGTACCTTCATAGACATAGTTTAATTTAAAGGCATCTGCATATGATAAAATTTCTACAACTTCTGTATCGTAGTCTGTACCTCTTAATGGCACAACACGGTCACCAGCAGATGTAACTGTAATTCTCTTATTTCTTACTACTGTCTTGAGTCTTGGTTTTGCATTTGATACTTCAAGAGTTGCAGTAAGTTTTAGTTTAGGAAATGCTCCATTAGAAGGAATAGTTCCAAAATACGATGATGGTAACTGTAAACTAATACTACCTGATGTAAGACCACTAGCAGTATCTGTAGCAGATGAAATATCTACAACATCTTCTGGAACATAAATGATATCACCTTTTATTATGTCAGGTGCATCACCAGGATCTAATACAGTAATAATATAATTTTCTTCAGTAAATGCAGCAAACCTTTGTGTACCAAATGGTAACTGTGCAGCAAATGTAATTGTACCACCACCTGTAGTTGCAGTAGTTACAAAATCTCTACGGAAGTAATACTTAATCTTAGTATCATCTCCACCAGCAGATATTTGAGATACTTGCTTACTACCAGTAGAAAATAGTAATGTACCACTTGCAGCATTATCTATCTTTGGACGTAATCTTACAATACTAGCGTTAGTGACTGCACCAGGCAAAGCTGTGTCTAGGTAAATTCTAGATTTATATGCTCCTTCTTGTTCTGTTGCATATTGTACAATAGCACGAACTAGATTGTTATCATCATCTGAGAATTGTACAAGATCACCTTGTTGTACAGCACCTGACGCATCAGCACTGAAACTTGTTGATTCAATAAATGTAGATCCTTGTGAACCAAAGAATGTATAGTCAGTTACAGTCTTAATCTCAGAATACTTTTGACTATCTACAACAACGTCAGCAGAGAAATCATTCGCATTTCCAGAACCATAAGAACAACCAATAGACTTAACATTCTGTGGTGTGTATGTTGTTACTGTATCTCTGTATAAAATAGGAACAATACTTGCAGCAGCATTAGGAGCAGATGAACCCTCTGGATTTTTTACAGTAATAGCAGGAGGTTGAGCATACTCAATACCTACAGCAGATCTATTAGCAACAGATGCTTTATAGAGTTTACCATCTGTGGTTCTTGAAAGTTCTATTTTAGAACTATCAAATTCTAGACCATTAATTAATAAAGTAGCACCATCAGCATATCCTAGTCCTCTATTTTGAATTATGAAGTGTGATATTGTATTTTCTTTTGCAATTCTTACAGTGCTACCACTTTCATCTCTAATTGTTTCGCCAGGTAAGAATCTACCAGATAGAGTTTTTACATATAGTAGTACACCTGTACTATAAACACCAGATGCAGTGCCTTCTACAACACCATATGCACCACTGTTAATACCAAATACATACTTACCTTCATCAAATGCATTAGTTCCTGTAGGAACAGATTCTAAAACTATCTTAGTAAAGAACTGTGGATCAAAATAAGAGAATCCAAATGTTGTGTTGTACGCATCAGTTCCTGCAGCAAGACGACCTCTAGAAAGAACAATGTCTGAATCTGAATTAAATCCAGAACCTCTTTGCTTTAAGAAAAAGTTACTTGGTTTTACCTTACCAATAACAGGAGTAATTGTAGGAGAATAATCTACAATAAATCCAAACTCATCTCCTGAGTTTGTTTGTGCGTTTGCTTCTGTTAAGAAAATTTTTCTCTTAAACTCATCATCAGATAAATCATACTCTAATAATAATGATTCTAATTCATTCTTAGGACCG